CATTGCATCCCAAAGCGTCAGCTTCGGAGACAGTGTTGGAGACCCAATCTTGTAATGCACAATTAAAAACAACACGAGAGTTATTAACAATGGTGTAATAATCATTCTTTTCTAAGTCTTCATAAATGGTTAGCTTGCCCGCAGCTTGTAAATCACGTGTGCGCTGCATGTAACTATCATTGTTGCTTTTTAGAGTTGCACCACTGCATACACAGAACTCTACACCTGATCCAGGGTGACGATTGTGCCACGCTTCAATAAGGTCCATGTAGAAGTTGGGTTGCTTCTCTTGGTCCCAACGTGCGCTAAACACTACACGATGATCACGTTCGCCAAATGGTCGGATGTAATGGTTTACACGGCTGCGCACTTCTTCTTTGCCAAATGCAAGTCCGGAGATATTGTAGATCGGGCAGTCCCAACCTGCAACCTTCATGTGCATTACCATTTCTTCATTAGTTGCAAGAACCGCACCGCCGCTGTCTCGAACCAGTTCGCAGACCATCTTCTCGTAAAGTCCCATCCACTTGGCCATACCCCAAACATGAACAAAGTCATCTGGGTCAATGCTCTGGGCCAGACAGCGAACAAAAATACGAGGACGACTCTTGGCATCAACTTGTTGCATAATGTAAGGCAACGACTCAATACCGGGCTGGAACATGTCTTCGAAGTAGATAACATCTTCGTTTGTAACTTCACCCTGCTGCATCAAGCGAACCAAGTTCATTAGTTGGCTCATACCAAAGTAACTGCGACCATGTGCGTCCAGTACCTGACCTGTAACAATCTTTTCGCCGTTGTCTAGAGTAAGACCGGGAACGTAACTAACATCATAGCCGCGCTTGTCAAAGACTACCTTGTTCCAGTTTGTTAGTTGTAGTGTGTAACGGGCTTTGTAACTTTCCAAGCCCATGTAATATAGTTTTCTCAAATCTTTCCTCCGTTAACCTTCATAGCAAAGTGTTGCGAGATTTTAGCAAGTTCGTCTTCGTATTTTTGTGTGTATACATCTCGACCGGAAGTTTGCAGTGAATACTTCTGGAAGTCGTTCCACTTGTAGTAATCATCCTTTTGTCGTTGCATACCACGCAAGGTATCTTCCATATCTCCGACACGACGATGTAAATGATGCAGGTCTTCGTGCATTCTACGCAAAGGCCCCGGATTACGATCTGACATGGTTTTACCGGTGTCAGCCTTGGTTAAAATAACTATCATCATCAGACTTTGCAAAGCGTTCACTACACGTTCGTCTTGGCTAGTTAGTGCTTCGTCGAACATGTCAATGAAACGCTCGAGATCGAAATCTGCTTGATCCGGTTCTCGAGCGGCCGCCATTAACGGTACTTCCAGTTCGTGTTGCGATCGCGTGGCTTAAAGTCACGGCGTTCAGCTTTTGGATATGGACTCCAATTGTCCTTTGGTGGTTTGCCAGCTTTGACTCGCTGCCATTCGCCCCAGGGGGTTTTCTCGTTGCCGAGATGGCTTTCGTCAAAGACGTAGCCTTGCTTCTTACAAAATTCAAGGTAGCCATCAAGCTCATTGAAAATGTTTGTTACTTCGGGTTTCATGCGAAGATATTTGTTTACCCATTCGTTTGCCATTTTATTTCCTTAAATGCTAATTAGTTGTGGGAGGTGGGTTTCGTATTTAATGAGTGCGCCGTTTTCACCATCTTCGGCTACCTCAATCCAAACTGATCTGTCTGGATATTTGTTTGCAATCTGCAGGTACAGATCGTCTGCAATCATTTCACACGACTTAAAGTCAAGTTGAATGGTTCCGTCTCTGTAGAGGTTTTCGAGCCAGCGTTTGAACTGGATAAACTCGACGTCGCGGTCGTTGTGGAAGACATCGATCCAAACTCTGAAATGGAAAATATGGCGATGAGGCACGCCGAGGAAACTAACATCGTACTCGTCACCAGTAGCCAGTGCAGGATCTGTAGCTGCTGCTGGGTATTTGTGAATACCTTCTTTACGGAATGTAACCCAAATCTTTCTGTCTGCACGGTCCATGATCCTATCTACTTTGGTTCTTTGTTCTTGATTCATAGTGTTTCGTCTTTGGTATACTTAGACCAGTCAGTGAAAACTCGTCGGTCCATTAGGTTGTGAAGGCTGTGGCACCAGACGCCGGGATTAGTAGCCTTGAAATCTTTATCGTCTAGCTTAATTGTAGCATTATACCCTAGCTGTTGTAAATAGGGCAGTTTCACCGAAATCATCGGGATGAAGTTATGATGTTCGCATAGTGCGCTTTCAGTTAGCCCTTCGACGCAACTAACATCAATATCTAGTGTACAAAAATAGTCGGCTTTGAGAAAATACTGAATAGTGTCCTCCCATTTCTTCCATTCTTCTGCATCGTTTACTGCGAGGTTCGGAAAACTCATATTAGCACCGAAGTAAATATGCTCGCAGTGCTGTGTACGTGCCCAATCCTGGATCTTGGTAATAGATGGTAATCCAACTACAAATAAAGTCTTTTTACCGTATGCAGGAGTGTGTTCCACTTCTGTACCGGTAAAGAATACTACATCATTGTGACCTTCTCTAATCATTTGTGACCTGTTTCTTGCATAAGTCGTTCTAGTTTAGCAATTTCGTCTTTGAAATGCAACTTCTGTTTCTTCATTTCATGAAGTTCGTTGTCGGTAAATTTACCAGAACGTTCGTGCTCTGCAATTTGTTTATCCAAAAGGTGATGTTGCTCTTCTAAATGGGCGATACGATTCTTATATGTCATGCGTTGTTCTCCAAATCATCTAACGCGGTTGTGTCAAAGTCCGTGCTGTCGTCTTCCTCTTCAGGTTCGTCAACACTAAACAATGAATTGAACATGGTGTTTGCATTTTTGGCTTTCTTGCCCTTGAAGCCACGTGTGCCCACGATTTCCATCCAATACTTGTCGTAGGATTCGATAATAGCTTCTGCTTCTGCTCTGGTAGGAGCAGCAAAGATACGTTCCACAATGTCTTCAAACAGTTCGTGTGTTGGGGCACTGTAGCGCATCATTGCAGGATGCTCGCCTGCATCAAAGCGACGATTAGCTTCTTGTACCGCGGTAATGTGCATATACACATTGTGACCCATTAGTAGTGCGTAGCTAAAACTGTCCCACGATGTTTTGCCTTCTTTGCCAATCTTGTTTAGGTCGCCGGGCTTGTAGATACAGATATCCTTCATTTGCAGCATGTCGCTGATAGGACTATCTTGCCAGCGTGGGTAGATGCCATCAGCAACTACACCTTGTGCCCATGGTCTGGTGTCAGTGGCATACTTTTTGTCGTCCGCACTAGGCGCCATACGATAGGACCACTTCTCATCATGTGGGAATACGTTTTCGAAATATACCTGACCGTTAGCTGTTGCAAGAAAAGGGCTAGCGCAATCGAAAGAAATAGTAAAACTGGGGTTAACATATTTTCTCACAGCTCGTTGGATAACAGTAAGCAACACAGCCCACTCTAGTTTACTTGTGCCCAAGAAGTGCATCCAATCATGCTTGCCCTCTTGTAACAGGTTGTCATAACGTAGTGCTACCAGTCGTTTAAGAATCAAGTGTACATCACACATGTTCTGACCTCCCATGCCCCATCCGTCAAAGTGACGATCTGGATACACATTGGGATCACAGAAGTGCTTCATTTCCTGATACCATTCTTCAGCTGACGTGTGATTGTCACCTTGTAGAACGTTTAAGAACTTAGCGCCGCCTTCATTCTTGCCCCGACGGTGCTTGATAAAGTATTCGTTGTTGTACTTGGTTGCTGCTACGGCTTCGTCAAGGGTTTTAATTTGGCAAGCATCTGACGCCTTCTTATCGTGGATAACCCAAGTTGGAATATCCAGCCCCATTCCGTAGTTGCTGATGGTGTCCAGCCACTTTAGTACAGATTCGCGTTTCTTTTGCGCCTTGGGGCATCCTGAATTGGCTTTCCAGTCGCCTTCCCAGAGGCCTTTTGCAATCTGGAATCCACCTGAGTCGCCTAGCATAAGCGTATTTGGATCACGCTTGCGCACCATGTTTTCGCTTGCGTCTTCTTTGGTCAAGTCTAAGTTAGCATGACCACCTGAATATAGACTCCACTTGTATGGGAACAATCCTTTTTGTGCATCTAGCCAGTTCATCTGGTCCATGTCTGTCAGCTTGGTAGGCTGTCCTTGCGGGAAACGTGCAGGATCAACATAGTCATTGTTGACTTGTTGTTTTCCAACGAAGGTAGCGTAGAAACCGCTAATAGCAGGCAAGAATACTGCGTAGTCTTTCTGCTTGCTTGTTAAATCATCTTGGCTCATTGTAATAGTTTGCTGTCTTTATTAATTGGTAGTCTGCTGCATAGCGTTCAATAATCTTGGCCTTAAGCGCAGGGTCTTGGTCAATACGCCAGCGCATGTGTTTGGCAATCATCTTTGTATCGTAATTGTCTTCGCTGATGTTAGCGTTAACAGGAGTATTTAGACCTAGCGGAACATTGAAGAATTTTTCCATATTCATTACCATTTCTACATTAAGTTTAAAGTAGGTAGTGGGAATGTCTTGAAGCTGTTCAATGAATTTTACTTGTTCTGTGGTGTGGTCGTCAAATACCAATTGATCAAAAATAACACGTTCTGCAAGATCGTTGTAGTCTTCACGGAAATGATCGCTGCCATAGCCGTAGCCCAAAACGTAACTAGCGGCATACGTTGCATATCCGCTGATCCAGCGTTCAACTGGATCTCGCAGTACTGCGATTGCTTGCTTGGGCGCAGGACTTTCATTTAGGTTATAGTAAACCCAATTATTAGCTAACAAGAGGTTTGTAATGTAGGTACTTGCATTCTTTGGAATATTCAAGTAGAACACGCCCTCGGGCGAAATTAATCCGCCTCCGGGCAAGTAACCTCTTGTTACTAAGTGCTCAAGCATTACTTGGTCTGAGCTGGCAAGATGTAGCTGTATTCAGCAAGACCTGAGTCAACAGTAATCATTGCTGCACCTTCGTCTGAAATCTTAACAGTCTTATCGCCTGGCAGTGCCAAGATAGCAATAAAAGCGTTAACAGGCCAGCTCCAGCTTTTTGCCAATGTACCACTTACCGCGTCCTGGAAAACAAAGTTACCAGCGTGGCTGCTGTGGTCACCAAAGAAGAACTTTAGTGCGCCGTTATCAGTTTTAGCAGTAAAGGTAGTTTCTTCACTGTTTGCACTTGCTTGGAAACGCAAACGTTGGATGTTTTGATTGGTTGGGGTAATGTCAACGTGCCATTTAACTGGACGCATCTTTTGATTCTTTAGCTTGTCGTTAATAACGTTAGCAGTCATGAAACGATAATCGTTCTTGAAGTCACCTGCGGCGTTTTCAAAGTGGATACCATCTGGAATATCTGCCCCATTGGCATCTTTCTTTGTAGTGATGCTTAGGTTAGCATTCTCTTTGTATTCTGGAATACCCAAAATAGTGTTTAGCTTGCCCAAGTTAGGCATACCGAATGTACCCACAAACTCTGGGACTGGGTTTTTAAACTTTGCGTCCACAACAACAGATTTGTCTTCTGCTAGTGCGATGAGCTTGGTTTCATTTTGGTCACCTGTGATTTTGACTAGGTCAATGAAGCCCAGTGCTTGTGTATGTTGTACGATGTCTTTTAAATAGTCTTGCATAATTACTCCTGTATTGATTGATTATAGATGATTGTATTTAGGTCTGTCAATGTAAATGATTATTTTTTACTGATGATACCCATTGCTTGATGCCCTTTAATTGTAGTCAATTCGCCGGGTTTACGAATCTCTACCCAGCTAACGGCTGGCTCATAGTCCTTGCTACTGATTACTTCAAAGCCTATGGTTTGACACGCAGGTATTAACATACTTTTGGGAATGTAGCTCATGAAATAGCTTTCTGCGTATGATGCCCCTGCTGGCAAGTCTGCATTGTTATAACTAAACATAAAGACTCCGCCGGGCTTCAAAAGATTATAGGCTTGCTTTAACGTAGTCTTTACTGTGTCGAGACTCTTGTAGTTAAAGTGGTTCCAGCTGAATATAAAGTTAAACTGTGCTTGTGGCAAAATACCATAGTCATTGTCTTTGATCAAGTAAGGACGTACTCGACGTTGGTATTCGGGTGTGTGGTCCTTGATCGCAGCATCCAAAAAATCACTGTGTGAATCAACGATGTATAATGGATCTGCGGCTACTAGGTATTTGGTCCACTCGCCGTCTCTACAGCCGATTTCTAGTGCAGGGTACTTCCAATTGGTATACAAGCCAATACGACTCTCAACTTCTTGTTGAAGTTGGCCAGGCATGTACATCACACGCACCCTGCGAATATTATCAGGATCTTCATAGTTGAGTTCCATTTCATAGTTGTCTAAAAAGAAATGGCTGCTCTTGGATGAAATTTCCTTGTTAATTTCGTCAATGATTTCCGCAACACGGTCACTGGGTGCTTGCACCGCAGTCCGTACCTCTCGGTAATCTTTGATTAGGTTATCCAGCATATTACCGTACTTTTCTTCTACGTTTTGATTCACTAGGCTTAAATTTAGACGTAGATTATCGATACTGGCTAGCACCGGGTCAAGGTAGAAAGACCCTTTAAGTCTTTCACGTAGGTCAACAAGTTGGCTTAGTTTCATAGTATATTTTACTCAAACGTAAACAAACTGTCAAATGTTGATTTGGTGTCAGTGCTTTCGCTAATCTTCCAATCCAATACGCCTAATAGGTTTTCTACCTTTTGATCCACAATACCCGATTCCATTAAGTCCTGGTCAAATGGCAGTTCCTTGAACCAAGCAGGAATACGTGCTTCGTCAGTTGGGTATCCAACACTGGTATAGCCAAGCGGATTGTCCTTTAGCTTACACACAATGGTTTTCATACCGTCAACAATAGCAGCACTATAGTTGTCACCGTGCATACGCTTTAGGCTGTTCCAGTTCATAGCAGCACGAACGTGTCCGGGCATGTTTGCTCGACCCAGGCGTGCTTCTTCAGCAGTGTACTTGGTCAAGTTGTTTACACGCTTAGGTGTGCCTTTTTCCCACGCAGGGCGCTCTTGGAACGCCAACTTAAAGTTACGTACCTTTTCGATTACTGCTTCACGCTCTGCACCAGTTAGCACGTCTAATAGGATTTCGCTCAAGAAGTCTTGTACAAACTTAGGAGTGTCACTGCGCTTCAAGTCAAGACCCATGGCTTTGACTTTGCCTGGCTTACCATCTACATCAAGTCGCTTGCCTTCCAAGTCAAAGATTAGCACAGCATAACGCTTCTTCTTAATGAACAAGCCTTTCTCTGCAATCAGTTCTCGACCGCCTTTGATAATAGCACCCATTTCACGTGGGCAATGACAAGCACGTTCCATAAACTCTGGGAAGCTGTTATTAACCATGTCTGCAATGTTGTCATAGATCTGGATACAAATGTCTTTGTTCCATTCCATGCGCCCTGCTTCTACTTCTTCTTTGAGCGCCGGCCACGCACTAAAGTATACTGAGTCTGTGTCACCGTAGATAATACTTGAACCAACGTGGTCATACGAGCCTGTAATTGCTTCATTAACGGTGGCGTCCATGTGTTTGGCGATGATGCGGCCAGTAAGCGTTGTGCTCTGCCCAATACGTTGATCGAAGAAACGGCACCCTGGGTTGAGGATTGCGCCATATAAGCTATTGAGGTTAATTTTTTTGACGAGCTGCCGTTTGTCCCAGAACGCGGCGTCTTCCTTGTTTTCTGCGGTCTTCTTTTTTGCTTGTAGTTCTTTACGTTCTGCATACCATCTTTCTAACAGTCCGGGAATAATACCCTTCATGTCGTACTTAAAAATAGTGCCGTTAGCACTTAAAGTCCAAGGTTGGTTACCCTCAAAGATAATCTTCCACACATCTTCTGCACTATGTACTGTACTACCTTGATTACCTTCCCAGTCAATGGTAATTTCAGTACCAGGAGTACAGTCCATTACCGCCTGATACTCTAGTGTACCAAACATGTTTTCCCAAGCATCAGCAAAAGAGCTACCATTAGCCATCTTTTCCTTGATGTACTGGTCAGTCATTACTGTACGGAGTTGTCCAACGATGGTTTCAGGGCCCATGTTAAGGGCTCGAATAGCCGAGGGGTAGAGCGAGTTGATGTCGATAGCCCCGATGTATTCGTGGACTCCTTTTTTGGGATAAGCAACATAGGCACCTGCTGCTTGCGTTTCGCCTTGATCATCACGACCCTTTCTGTTAGGAACAATCATACCTCTTGCGTGAGCTTCGTTAATAATCGCCTGCTCCGTTACAGCTACCGCACCCATTGTGGTCTGTAACAACACGGTGTTGTCGTGTGCAAGTTCGTTAGCAAGGTCTAGGAAACGTAGTTTCTTATCCAGCTTTGCTAACAACATGGTATCTTGTCTGTTATATTCAATAAACGTAGGAAAGTCTTTGTTGTACAATTGATCCAACGTGCCTTCGTATTGTGTTTTACGTTCATCTAGTTCGTATTCGCCAATGGCGTCCAAACTATAACTGTGTCGTTCTTCGTATGTGTACTTGCGGTAAAGTTGCATATAGTCCATATGCACACGACCAATCAAGTCAAAGGTAATGTTTTCTGCACCGAAGCGTTCAAATGTGCGTTGCTTTGGCAGTTGTCCCCACAAGCAGAATCTGCGGGTGTCATCCTTACTGAGGACTTTGGTAATACGTCCAACAGTATAGGGAATATCGAAGCCTTCGCTGTTCCATCCGCTGAGTACGTCTGCATCATCGATCAAGTCAAGGAATGTGTTTAGCATATCCTCTTCGCGATCAAACAAGTAACAGTTGTCGTAGCGATCACATATCTCTTGTGCAGTTTCCCACGAGTAGGTCTTAGGTGGGATAACCAGAGTTACCATTTTATCTAGCCAGTCAAGGTAGACAGAGATCGCAGTAATCTTGTTAAAGGGATCTGCCACGGGCGCAAAGCCTCGCAATGGATCAAAGTCTACCTCAATGTCGAAGAACGCTGTTTGTAGCTTGGGCGAGTTTGCACCCAGGTAGTTGCCTTCTAAGCAACGGAAGATGGGATTGATATCGCTTTCCCATAGTCGCTTGTCGCTGTTAATGCGTAGTTCTTTTTGATATTCTTTGCTGTTACGTGTACTGAACCGGCTAACGGGTGTATCGTAAATGGTGCGGAACTTGCCGCGGGGGTCATCGTAATAAAAGATGAAGTCTGCTGGGTATTCGCGGTATACACGATTACCATCTACACGTTCTACAACGTGAATTCGATCCTTAGATCTGTCGTATAGGGCGTCGACATAACTCAATATATTTCTCCTGTGTGTAATTTAGAGCTTACACAGACTCTACATGCCGTTTAGTGTCCGGCGAGACAAGAATATTTATACCGATAACATGCGGGCTAGCGCAATACTATCAATCGAAACCAATAGCAAATAGTTAGCAAGCATACCAAAACTCTTTCGAGTCCACGCACTCCAGCCAAATATAGCGCACTGTAAAATAAACAATGGATACAGTATAAGGAATGGCGGGGTCGGTACAGTAAGCATCATAGTGAAACTGCACCCAATGCTTAATACCCATGCAAATATTTCCAGGAAGCAACGAAGCGGATTGCTTCGCCAATCTTCCCGAATCCAATTTACTGTATTATAAAACAGTTCGGTCACAGTGTTTTGCCAACAGTTTCCAAGATGGTGTTCAGTTCATCGTGGTCTCGATTTGTTTCACCAAGTTTGGCTTTGTGTGCAATTTTAATTGCTTTCTTTAGCGTAGCTGGTTTGATTTCCAGTTCTTCTGCAATAGCTTTGATGGTGTCATTAAGACCTTCATTGAGTGTATCAACTTCGTGTAGTACTTGCATACCTTCGTTGATCAGTTGTGTAAGTTTAATTTTGGCATCGCCGTTAAAGCTGCGGTTGTAATCGCTCATAGTATCTCCTAGTTGAAAAATGTATTATACGTATTGCTGTTGCCGAGAGCAAATCTAGTTTAACCTTTATACGACTCTAGTAGGTCAATGCATTTGCGCCGTAGTGCAGTATCTTCGGGATAATGTCCAACCCACTGATGGTCCCACAAGAACGGACGTCTTATTTGTACTAGGGAACCTTGGTCATAGGCTGGAATCGACTCCATTTTAGACTTATAGTTGAAATACATTTGATTTTTATCTAGTTCGTAGATATACTGCTTGGCTTGCAGCTTGTGTGTTGACAAATCTTTCCCGATATGAGTGCGAAGATTACTATAACTCCACTGTTGGAATTTATCGGTATTGAAATAGGTATGGTCAACAATGTCGGCGAGTGCTTGGGTGCTAAGTAGTTGCGTTTCAAACCCATTGGTTTTACGCCTAATTACATAACGCATGATGCTAAACTCCCACTTAAAGTTGTAATAATGCCACCACCACCAATCGCTAATCGTCTCAACGCCGTCTGGTGCTACTTCTAGCAAATTGTTGGTTATCTTGTTAGCATACCATTTACCAAACCCATCCACTCCTAGACGTTTTATGGTTCGCAGAGACTTTCGTTCAATGGTCTTGGCAATAAGAGACACATTGTCTTTAAATGGTTTGTTGTGATCACCGCTGGGTACTAGATCTGCAAACATAGCAACACTGGGCCCAAATAAGCAGTCAGCAGGATCACCGTGTAGTAGCATGTACTTTCCGAGATTTTCCTCGTTTACTATATACTCTAAGTATGGCATACAGTGTACCTTGCCTGCTATCTGTTGTTGATAGAATTCTGGGTTCTCACTGATAGAATTTAGAGTAAGTAATACCGACACGTTAGATAAATCGGCAGCTGATAAATTTTTAATAAACGATGCCAATACTACAGTGGAGTCAATTCCCCCGCTCCACATGATTAAAATTCTCTTGCCCTGAGCTTTTGCAATTTCGTTTAATTCAATTGCACGTTGGTCTAATAAATCACTTAGCGTGTCCGGCGTATACACCAGCGGCGGTGGAGCAAATAGTGGATTTTTTTCGCTGCTCCAAGGATCAGCAAATGTGCCGGCCCTGGCACGTAGATCTGTTAAAGCAAAAATGATTTCTGTCATTGCTAGCCAGTATCTACCGTGTATATTGTGTACATTTCCCAGTGCCGCAGACTTTGGTATGTAGATGTGACTGTTGTGCTTGATAATATTGTTTAGGTCAGTCATGTTTAACGCTTCTCAACAGTTGGTTGCTTAGGTCAAAGAACACACGCTTATCATCATTTGCGGAGGCTGTTAGCTCATCGATTATTGTTTGTTTGAGTTGATCGTAGTCTAGCCAGTAGTCCAGGTTGTAGAGTAGCTGGAACACAAACGTTCTGTGCTGTTTACAATAGCCTTCAAATCTTAGTAAGTTGCTTCGCTCAAGTTGATGGGATGTGTTGACGAATTCGTCAGCTAGGCCAACTATTTCAAAAAATTCATTTACCGAATCAAGTAACTCTGCCTGATACCATTCTTGTTGCTTGGACAAACACAGGGCATCAATATTGGCAGATTCTGCTGTAATCAGTTTGTGTACCAGCTTGACTTTTTGCAGTAGGTCTGTTTCGGAGCGGGTAACCAGCCCAACTGATTCCTTAATGCCAAGGATAACACTCTTTGACATTATCAACTGTACAAATTTTATTATTTTTAGATCGTCGCTGACCAGCAATTCGGTTGGACTATTCGGGGCAACCAATGCCCATGTTTTTTTGATAAGCATATTAATAGTGCTCACTTTAGAGCGCCATTCCGGGGCACGACTCCCATAACGCTCTGCCCAGCAGCCGGGCACACCTGAAGTAACGCTAACGTTCCTAAGGTAGGTGTTCTTTTACATATTAATATTTAACTAACTTAACAGGTTAGCTTTTTAAACTGGCTCGAAGCATCCAGCCGTGTTTGCGATGTGCATCCATACGTCCGGCAATAAAATCGCTGAATCCGTGTTCGCCTGATTGCTCGCTTAGGTCAAATAGCATTTTTAATGCCACTAGCATTTTTTCATTGTCGTCGTACAATGCACGTAGCATAGATGTTGGGTCAAGGATTTCTGTTTCGTCTTCAATTTGACTTAGCATACTAAAGCGAGTATACGAACCTGGCATGTAACTTCCGATGGCACGTATCTTTTCAGCAAAGTCATCAATGCTTGCATACACTTCTTCGTAGATTTTACCGAATAAATCGTGGTACTGTAGGAACAGTGGCCCTTCGACGTTCCAGTGGAAGTTGTGGGCTTTTAAGTAAAAACTAAATTCGCTTGCGAATGCTACTTTTGCTGCTTCTGCTAATGTCATAGATCGTATCCTGCCTTACGCATCATATTTAAGCGAGTTTCCATCATTTCATTTTGTTCTTCACGCTCGTGTTTACGTGCATCGTTTTCGCCTTGGCGAATAGTTGCCTTATTAATCTTCTTGAAGTATTCGTGGCCTTTATCATAGTCGCCTGCCTTATCGGCAGCACTAGCACGTACTCCAAGTTCCTTCTTGTAACGACCTAGTAGTTCGTTGCTTAGTTCGTTTAAGTTAGTATCTTCATTGCGTGGTGTTGCACCGCTGCGTACTGCGCCAACATAGTGATGGTCATGTACCTGGTAACCAGCTTTCTTATAATGTTTGATAGCTATGTTAATAGCAGTTTCGCGATCGTTTGCACGTACTCGGGCACGTTTTTGTACAGTTTCGCCACGTTGTGTAACTGCGGTAGCATTTGAGTCGCTAACGGTTACCATAACAATGTGTGTATCAAATCCGTTGTTGTCTTCTGCCACGCCTTGCTGCTGTGGAGTAACTGCAAGAACTTTAACATTCTTCTTGCCTTTTTTAGACAAGTCGCTAGTAGCATAACGTGCAGCGGCAGTTTTGTCCGGAGCATGAAGTGTGATGTGTCCGGACGCAATACCTGCACCACTAGGATCATCGCATTGATAACGCACACGATGCAGGATACCTTTGGCAGCTTCTGTTACGCCTTCGCCGAATTCTTCATCAGTTAAATTACCAGCTAACAACGCTTCTAGTGTGTCAATCTGTTGATCATAGATGTCGATTAGATATTCAATTTCCACGTCGTCGTAAGCATCACTACCATCGTACCATGTTTGTTCGACTGCTTCAGCTTCGGCATCTGTCAGTGGACGCTTTGTTGCCAATAGCTTTTTCTTCAGCATGTTGGCGATAGGTGCATACTTGCGCACAACTTGTTTCCACATAGGCTCTTGTGCAAACTCTTCAAACTGTGCAGCAGCACCTTCCACTGGATCAAAGTCCTGGAATAGGTTTAGTACTAGTACATCTTTAACTGGCATACCACCTTTAACCAAGTATTCGTTTACTTGTTGTTCTGCTACACCTTCTAGTTTCTGTGGTTGAACTACGTCACCGTAACCACTAGGCAAGTTTAATCGGTTTTGTCCCAGGTCAGCTTTTGCTACAGTCTTAAGGTCACTGCCTTGTACTACTGGGTCTTGCATATCTACCACGGCGCCGCTAGACAGTTTAACCATCATTGGGCCTTCGGGGCCAAACATCTTCTTAAAGCCAGCAGTACTCATACGACCAGCTTCTGTGCCATCTTTGATACCATTGATGCGCTCTGGGGTAATGCGAACCGCAGTACCACGTGGAAGAATCTTCTTGCCGTTTTGTGACTTCATTGCTAGCAGTTCTTGCAAGATAGCATCTGCATTATCTAGTACAACTTGCTTGGCTTCTTCTGGGCTAGTTGCTAGTACATAGTAATAACGACCGCTGTAGTCGCTGTACTTGCCTCTGTAGTAGTTGTTCATAATAACAACTTGCCACGTCTTTAGACCTTTAAGTGCAGCAAACGTACCCATTTCTTCACCTTCTGCTACTTCGCCTTCGCGCTTGCCAAATGTGTCGTGAACTAGTGTATCTAGTTTACTGTGAAATTCTGTTTCTTTTTCTTTGCTGATACCATCTGCGCTTTCGTTTTTAGGATACCAAACTTTACCTTGACCAAACTCACGATCAGCGGCCTGTTGTGCGTTACGGTTACCTGTGCGCAAGAACCACTTGCCTGTGCGAGTTTGCTTTAAGCCCAATGCACTAGCCATCTCTGGATCGTTTACGTTATAAAAGATCATACCAGTTAGCTTGCGCATCTTGTCATCATACTCTGACTCGCCTTCGCTGCTGCGAGCTACACCACCCAAGCTCGGAGCAGATGGACTAGCAAATCCCTGTGCGTATCCGCGGTTTTGTCCGTAGCCAGCTTCGGCTATTTTTTTACGTGAGTTTTTGCTGTTTTCTAAATCGTATAAGTTCATTTTACTTGTCCTACTACTGGTGCGCCTGCTGCGGGTTGTGGTTGATTAGCTTGTTGTTGCTGCTCTTTCTTCTGAGCGGCAGATGCTTGGGTTACAAGGTCTTTAAACTTACCTTGCAACTGTGGGTTAGCCATAATTGGTGCTAGCACAGTGCCTGCACTTGCGATACTGTTTTTATCTGCTGGAGTTAATCCTGCATTGTCTTCGGCTTTGTCAAATGCTTTAACAACCTGACTAGGGTTGCTTACTGCGGCACCTGCTGACTTTAAGTCATTAACACCTTTGGTAAGTGTAGCTTGTTGTTGCTTTTCTTTTTGTGCCGCTAGTTGTTGTGCTTTTTGATCTTGCTGCTGTTGTTGTGGAGCTTGCTGGCCTGCTGGCTTATTTAAGTCTGCGCCTAGTGTTGGCTTACCTGCAACTGGTGCCGGTGCAGCGCCTGGTGCAACAGGAGCAACAGGAGCTTCTTTAATTAACTCATGTCCGCCTTCCATTACAGCTAGATCTAATTCGCTAAAACCTTCAGCTACTGCGGCGACCCAGCTTTCGTCTAAGTCGCCGGCTTGTACAACTTGATAATAGTCGGGGCGAATCATCTTTAGTGCAAAGCGTCGGTCATCGCTGCTGTCCAATGCTAGAGAATAATTTACTTTGCTATATGGCTTGTTCCAACGCTTTAGTGTTACCCAGTCTCCTTGCCCGCCAATGCCAGCAACGTGACCACGGATACCAGGAACGTAGAAATCAACTTTCTTCTTGGCCTGCAATAACTGTGCAATAGAGCCAATTAACTTACTACGACCATCGCCTTCGCCATCTTTATCAACAGCAAACTCTTTTAAATCTTCATTAGAGTCTGATTCGCCCTTGACGCCGTAGTTACCGCGACTGCCTTGAGTGCGTTCTTGCCAAACCATAAACGCTTTTGGGCGATGCTTTACATACTTTTCATAGGCATACTTGTGTGCCATGCCCATGTTGTCTGTTTGATACAATGGACCGCCGATCCAATCAAACTGGTCTTCTGGGTTACATTGATAGACTTGGTACTCGGCATAAGGTAATCCATCATCTCCGTTACCGGGTGCGAATTCATTTATCTGTGAGCTATCAGCTGGTGCTGGGTAGAAGTAACGACCCACTACACCCTTTAGACTATTGCGGGTCCACATGTAAACTTGATGTCCTTCACGAGTAGAGATTAGTTTCATATCACGTGGTTCATTACCTTTGATAGGCATTCTACTTGCCATTGCGTATTTCGTACCATCTACATCCATGAAGTCACTGTCACCATCCCATGTAGCATTAATAGGAGTAACTTTACCACCGTGGAAATTAATCTTGTTTAGTCTTTCAACGTCTTTAGTACCTGTAGCTAAACGTTCAGCATCAGCTTTTGCTTTTGCGGCTGCATCGGCACGAGCTTGGGCAGCGTTACTATCTGCGGCTGCTTTGTACATTGCTGCTTGATGACTTGGTGTCGGGAAAGCTCCTGCGATTGCACTTGCTTTGCCTGCTGCACCTAATGCTCCTGCGCCAGCAATACCTTTTAAGATACCTCTACGAGAGATACCTTCATCAGCAACTTGCGGTGGATTGTCAATCTCTGCTAACTTAGCACGAATCAAACTGATTAGTTTCTTATGCGTACCCGAAAGAGCACGAGTCTTTTCAATGTAATCTAAGATTTGGTTAGTCTCTGCTGCATACTTTGCTCTCCACTGAGGAGTTCTAGCAGTAGTAATGTCTTTGACGTTATCTAGTCTGTCAGCAAGTTTAATCACAAGACCATAACTGCTCATTGCAGCCATCTTGTGTGATAGATATGCAGCCTTGCCCATCTTCTTGATTTGTTCTGGATCGCTTGTTAGTTCTTTAACTAATGATGCAACTAATCCACCGAACAAGTCATGTAAAACTTCTTGTGTTGTGTCAGTATCTTCAATTGTATCATGTAGATACGCAGCACTAATCAACGCATCAAGGTTATGAGATTGCTTGTATTGTCTAATGTGGTCAGCAACACGCATTGGGTGAGTAATGTATGGGTCGCCACCTGAACGAGTTTGTCCAGCGTGTGCCTTAGTTGCATAAGCTAATGCTTCTTCTTCACCTTCCTCTACACCTTGCTGACCAGCCTGGGTATAAGCATACTGAGGATGACGAGGATCACTTGTACTCATTGAGTCATCTTCTGGTTTCTTTTTAGATTGTTGCGGAAGTTGTCCACGCAAGTCTAATGCTTTTGCACTTACCGGATCAGTCTTGCGCAATTCTTCACGTGCTCTTAATTGTTCCATGTGACGATTAAAGTCTGCTGCATTGAATGGGGCATTGTGGTCATATGCTTCTGAAATACCCTGCTTTAAGATATCAACAACTGCATGTGCAACTTCTTGCGCTGAACCTTGATGTTGTTCACATGCTTGTTCGATTGCATTCATTACAAACTCATCACCAAACTTAGTGAACAATTCAGGCTTAGCATTATACAATAATTCTGCTACTTCGTTAGGAGTACAGTTTACACCTTCTGCAATTGCAGGTTGTTTTGCTTTTGCAAACTCTTCCTTGCTTCTGAATACTTGTTGTTGGGTAGTAGAATCTTTTGCCATTCTACGAACCTCGTCATAGTTCAATGGCTTTTTAGCAACTTCAGGTTTCTTTCCAAAACCTAGAATTCCTTCATCAGCCATTTCAGGTTGACTTGTTCTGCGGTACTGTGATGCATTCACCGGAGTTACTTCAACG